GAAATGTATTCAGGAACGTGCTTATAAAGCATTGCGTTTCTGTTCTTGTTGGAGCTTTTCAGCTCGGACTCTCGACCACCGATCATAAGCGCCCGGAAATGCACCAGTGCATCCTTCGAGTTTAACTTGAGGTGATGAGACTAGACGATGTGCATCCTTACCACAAGCAGGACACTCAATAGTCCTGATGCTATCGTCAATCAAACGCTCAGATTCGTGTCCGTCAGTGCAGAGGAATTCAAACATTCTTTTCATCGTTCAATTCCTCATAAACCTTCTCGCACATCTCCTTGCGTTTTAGTACCAAATCTAGAATATCCAACTGTCCTTGACGATAATGCAGTTGTTGTGCGTCTGTTGCAGTACGGATATTGCCGAGTTCAGTAGCTAACTTTTCGAAGTCCTCGATGAGATACTTCCAGCCTTCACTGGCAAACATCTCAAACGAGGATTCGTAATACTTTTGCAGGTCTTTATCCATCATTGGAGAACCTATAATTTGTTGAACATGTATCTATTTTACCACACTTTTGGCTTTTTGTCAAGCATTATTTTGCTGTTTTGCCATAGTTTGTAGTGCTGCGATACGCTCATTGCTTTGAATGTCTTCTTGTTTGAGCGCCAACTCAGCTAATTTGACCCTGCGTTCAAAGTCTTTAGCCTCGTTGTTCTCATCCAAGTTGTTAGATAGGGCAGCAACCAGTTTAGCCTGAGCCAACTGAGGTGTTGCTTGAGCTTCTGCCATCGCTTTAGCTGCTTCAGCTTGTTGTTTCTGTGCCTTAGCCTGCAATTCAGCCAACTGAGCCTCCAACATAGCCATTTGAGCCTGTTGTTGCTGCATAGCGGCTTGTTGAGCTTCAGGATTGGGCTGAGACATTTGCTCCAAGGTCTGAATAAGCTCCGCACGATTGCTCAGAGAGCTATTTTGCAGAATACCCTTCAGAATCAGAGGCAGAACAGGTGTATTAGGCCCCAAAGTCTGCAGTAAACCGATCAGTTGTTGCTGTTCAAACTCACGGGCAAGAATACCAAGCGTAGCAGTCGGGATAAAGTTCATATCCACAGTCGGATAACGCTCAGGATCAAACTGCATGAAGCGATAAGCAGCCTTTTTGATGAACGGAACCATGAAATCTTCTTGGAAGTTCGTCAAAGTACGCTTATACTTCTTAATAATCCCTGCCATAGCCATCGACATACCACCTGCACCAGCGTCACGAGGCACATTAGAAGGCATTCCAGCACTGTCTACCGTACCTGTAGCCTGCAGAAGCATACGCTCGAAGTTCTGAGCCGTCTGAGCAGCATTGCCGTCAGTCTGTCCGAACTTAAACGGATACAGAATTTCGCTAGGTGCGCCGTTTGTAAGGATAGCTTTACCGGGTTTGATCTCAAACTTAGCACCACGAGGCAGTCTCGTAGCGTCCATAGCGATCATAGGAGCCGTTGTAAGGGCCAGAGAGTCCAAATGAGCACGTAACTGTGCATCAATGGCCTTCTGCATGTTGTAGGCCTTCTCAACAGTACCCCGACCAAAGAACCTGCCGGGGACCGTATCATCCTGATAAGCAACAACAGGACGGTCCTTCATCATGTAAGGGTTCTCTTCAGCCTTCAGAAGCATGGAATCGTTAGCAATAACCACGATTGCTTCGACCATGTTCTGATAATCTTCAGCTTCAGAACCTTCTGGGAACAGTTCTTCGACCTCATCCTCATCGTTTTCCAAGAGGTACTCACGAGGAACCAAGCCATAGTATGTCACCAGCTTGACTTTATCGTCCTGATAGGTTTTAAGCTCTTGCGTAGGCTCTAAGTCCTGATCTTCGTAGGTGCTACCAATGTCAACCTTACGATAGATACCACGCTCAATACCTTCAACGATCTTATGCAGAGAGACATACTTCTCGATAGCCACACCCATTGCATCCTCAATCGAGTCAGCATTAGGATCAACCAAGAAGTTTTTAGGGTTCACAGGCTTAATCTTGACTGCAATCCTGTCTTTCTCTTCCACACCGATAGCTGCAGTACCTGCAATGCCGGGAATAGGCTGAGTAGATGGAATGTATTCCTTCTCAGTCTTGACAATGATCTCACCGATGCCCGTACCGTAGATCTCAGCCATAAGCTCGATCTGGTCAATAGCCTTTTTGATCTTGTCTTTCTTGAAGTCCTCCATCAACTGAGCACGAAGAGCTTCTACGTCCAAGTTGTTACCGTTAACATCCTGAATGTCATCTTCAATGTCAAAGAATTCACCTTGACCGAAGATAGCTTCCATGATCTCAGCATGTCGTGTCTCTACAGCCTGCTGCGTAGCAGGGGAGATAATACGACTACGCTCAGAGTCCCGTGTCTTGTCTTGAGGATCCCAGATACCACGGAAGATACGTTCGTATTCCATCCAGAGATCCATGAAGTTGGCATCACGCCAATCACGCCAGCGGGTAAGATGGTCCGTAACAAAAGAGACTAATTCCTTGTCTGCTTCTGTAGGCTCATCAAAGTTATTTTCTTTATATTCTTCAGCCATAATCACCACTTAACCTTATCAGCCCAATAAGCAGCACTCATCTTACCTTTAGCAATATTCTTGGCATGACGAGCTTTGAAGCTTTCTCGGCGTTTACGTTCAGCTTCTGTTTCATCCTCATCTTCAGGAGAACCAGAAACACCTTGTTGACCGAAACGAATAGTTTTGATCTGATCACCTTCCTTAGCCACAACTACGTGACTTTTGGTCGGATGATTAGGAGTACGTTTAGGCTTGTTATAGCCATCTACTCCGGCCTTTTCAAGCCTTGAATCTTTCTTTTTAGTAGCCATATCAGTACCCCGAAATTGGATCTAAGATTTGATAATCATCTTCTTCGTAGTCTTGCTGATACGAAGTGACAG